TTATATCTTACTCCACGTGCAACACGACGATAGAAGTCTTCAGTTGCACGGTAGTAACGAGCAAAGTTACGAATAGTAAAGGCTAGTTGGGTACGTACTTCTGGATTATCTACGTATGAAAGAACTCTTTGCTTAGCAAGGTCCTGTGTTATCTCGATAATATTAGATTTAGCACGTGCTGTAGCACTCTTAATGAGTACTTCTTTTTCTGCTGCAGTCAAAGACGCGTTATTCATAATAGGATCTGTAAATGACTTGACATAACGGTCTTCTAATCCTGCTGCTTTCCATCCTTTACGGATGTCAACAGTGGCTGATAGCACCAAAGGCTCACGTGACCAACGAGCATTCATCTCGCCTAGCCAGTTCCAATGCTTTCCAACAATCTTACCTGCTGGATTACCTTCAGAGATAGGCATTAACTTCTTGCCTACTACGAATTCAGGTGCATCTTCAATGTTCTTTGGCAGATCATCAATACCGAAATCACGTGTATTGACCTTGATTCCACCTTCAGGTGTACGAATACGCACCTTAGAAAGAAGCTGTTGGTTTAGTTTACCATCTGCCTTTTGGAAAAGGTTGCGTGTAGCAGCGTAAATATTACGAGCGTGAACCATTTCATCAGCATTATTGCCTGGATTGTATAACTGAAAGCGTGCTTTTTGTGCAGCATACTCAGGAGATATAAGTTTCTTGTATATTTCCTTGATTGCATAATCTTCATTTTCTATAAAGCGAAGAGCAATGGAACCTAATTCATCATTACCTACTGCAGCAATGTTGGTAATCCAAGCTACTTTACCATCTGTAGTAAGAGCGTTAATGTTTTGGTAAGAACCGCCGTGATCTACCTTGTAGCGGATGCCATCAATTTTATACTCACGCATTGTGCCGTACTTATCAACAGCTTGAAGTGTATCTGTCCAGTGGTCTGAACCAGTAATACCCTTCTTGCCGCCTTCAGCAACTGCTGCGAGCATATCGTCAATCTGACCATACTCTGCCATCTCAGCAATAATCTCACGAGCCTGTGGATCTAGTTTACCAAGATACTTATCGGCCATTACAGCATCTGCCATAATCTTACGAGCATCTTGTACTGTTTTAGCTGCTGCAAGTTTTTCCGCATATATAGCGCGGTCTTTTTTCATAACAAGTTTATTGATTACACCAAGTGTATCTCCACCTTGTCCAAGGCGAATTTTGTTAGAAAGACGCTTACCTGCAACTACACCCCAGATGCCATCGCCTACAGCGAGGTGAACCATAAGATCTTCAATAGAGTTACGCACAGCAAATCGAGGACCTGCAAGAGTCAAGAATGACCAAGCGGATGTTATTCCTTCTGCCCATTGAGTATGAGATAGTCCCATAATGCGGCCCATAATTTGTGCTTTACCTACAATTGCATCGAGGTCCTGTATTTTAGGTACACTCATACCTGATGCAAGTTGGTAATCAAAGATAGCAAATTGCTGATTATTAAATTCAGATGGATTTACATAGGTTCTTTCGCCTGCTTCATTAAGAACTGCTTTGCCATCTTTATCACGAAGTAAAACTTTAGGAGCAAACAATTGCTCACGGCTTGATTTAGCTAAGTCATCTAATATGTTGCCAAGTCCTGGAGTCTTGTTGATTCCACGGATTTCAGCAACGGTGTTGTAGACACCCATCATAATATTACGCCTCTGTGCTTCGTCACCGGCTTTGAAAGCCTCAGCAAACATACGTGAGTTGTAACGTGTGTTGGCTAGACGCGCTAGTTGGTAAACCTTTTCTGCTGCATCAGGTGCATTAGGGTCAAAGAAGTCATCCTTAAAGAATGGAACCTTTGAGAACTTAGCAGCGAAGCGATCAATGCGATCTTGCACGTATGATAGTGGCATACGGAATCCGTTATCATCACGGAGCTTTGCAGTTCTACGTTCTACTTCACCAATTTTACTGGTGCTTGCTTCTTTGAGAAATTCTTTAGGAGTATTAGCTGTAGCAATCTCACCTGTACGAGAGTCAATAAGAGTTGTTTTTTCTAGCAAGCGTGCTTGTACACCTGCTGGAGTAATTGTCTCTCCAAAGATTTCACGAGATATACGCTTACCGGATGAGTCAAAACGAAGTACCTTATTGCCCGCTGTCATTAAAGCAATACGAGTCTGACGTCCTATGTCCATACGTGGAAGAAGTTGAACTTGGCGTCCAGCCTGTCCATTAAATACTGGCATTGCTTCCTGTGCGCTAGCAAGGAAGTTCTTAATAGTACCTGCCTCGACAACTCCGTTTTTCAACATAGTGTCAATAATGTCATCGCCAAATTCTGGTGCGATACGCTTTAGAGCAACGCTTGCGTTAAATAATTCTTCGCTTGATACTGCTCCAGCTTTGAATTTACTTTGTGCTTCTTTGTAGTTTTTAAGTGCTCCTACAAAATCTCTATCAAAGCGCTGCACGCCTGCTTTTTGAAAAGCTCTTTCAACTGATACTGCATCGCCAACTATATTCTTTAGAGCATAGTTAGATACATCATAAAACTTCTTTGCTTTACCAAGAGCAAGCGTAGGATCTGAGAAGATACGAAATGCCGCATCACCTAAACCTGAAATAGTTTTATAAAGAGGACCTGAGCCTTCTAGTGAAGTTGGCAGTACTGCATTTGCAATAGCACGTCCTGGAGAATACTTAGCGGCTTGCGCTGCATCTAATGCTTCTTGAAAGAGTCCATCTTTCTTTTGTGAAGCTGCTGCTGCAATAGCCTTTTCTTGTTCAGTACCTGTAGCAATAACCTCATCAAGAGTCATTCCCGATGCGACCTTTTGGGCCACATTCATCATATCGGTACCGTAAATCTTTTGCGCTGACGCTATACGGTTTGGACTAAATACCTTGTCGCCTTTATCGTTAGCAGTTGTCCACGCTTCACCAATATTGACGCCTTGGTCTAAAGCAATAGCACCGGTACGATAAACACGAGTTGTTAAATCTGAAAGTTCTTGTACGCCTTTGAAGGCTAACTTTACTGGAGCAGCAGCAACATTAAATACTGGCTGAACTGTATAGTGAAGTGCTGTACCTAACCAGCCACGCTTCTTTTCAATATTGCCAAATTGATCCTGAAGAGACTTCTGTTGTTCAGGAGTTAACTTTGAGTATTCCTGTTGTGCAATATCTGATGGCAATGAAGAAAGTTTTTGATGAGTATCTAGAGCTTTAGTGAAGCCATTAAGTTGCTTCATCTGTTCAGGTGTTAGACTGGCAGCTGTAGCAATCGCTTTAATATTATTTGAACTGGTACCCACTACTGACCTCTAGATAAAGCGTTCTGGTATAAAACCGAAATTTCTCCAGTTGTATCATAAGGAAGAAGAGCAGCTAAGGTATCTGAGAGTTTTCCACTAGGTTGACCCATACCAAGAGCCGCTGATCCTGGACCAGCACCCATATCAATACCAGCAGTGATTGGTTCACTTGGTCGTTGTGATGGAGCAAATAATGGAGTTATTGGTTGAGGTGCGTTAGGTATTGCATCAGCAATTTGACCTTGTGGAACTCCACGAACATTTGCTGATTTTGCAAGCGGAGCACCAGATGCTAATTCTGCTGTCTGTGTTGTCTCGCCGTATGATGTTGATGGCATACGATCAATACGCTTGGCATATTTACCAGGACCGGATACACCCTTAATAGGGTTTCTGGCTTCTTCAAGAGCCATCTGTTTCCTCCTGTATAGTTTCTAAATCTTGTGAAAATTCTTCCCACACTTTGTTTGTGGCTGACTTTTGATTAGCGTGATATATAGATAATTCATATAACTCAGAAGCAAACGCTTCAACCGTCTGAGTTATGTTATACAAAAATCCTGCAAGTATTACTATAAAATCTGTCGGGCGTACTGGACGCGGAAGTTTATCTTGACTACTCATCGTCCAGTACACCTTTCAGGTAAATAACTTAAGCCTTCTTGCCTTTGCGTCCAGGAACGTTCATTCCGAAGAATACTTTTCCGCCTGCTGGCTTTGCTGTATCTTTCTTGCCTTCTACTGGCTTTACTTGTACAGACTTTTCAAATGTACCTTTTTTCATATTTGCACCTCCTTCACTTATGCTGCCCCACCAATAGAGGCTAGTAGTTGCGCTATATCGGGACGTTGACCAGCAGCAGGGGCCTGACCAGCTTGTTCTTGTGGAGGTTGCTGCGAGGCAGGAGCGGTGGCCGCACCTGCTGCTGGAATCTGTTGTTCCATACCTGGCGCAGTTGGCGCAACTGGTGGAACGGGTTCTGGCATAAATACTTTTTCTACAGTTGACTCTAGTGAGAGTCCCTTTTGGCGACCTTGGATAACACCAGCGATACGCTTGACAATCTCTTCAGGGTTTTGCCCCTGCGCCGCCATAGCAGGAATAGCTTGAGCATACTGAGCAACGGCCACACGCAAAGAATCACGCATCTCTTCAATATCAACACGCTGTTCCTCCTGAGTTACATTGAGGTCCATTGGAATCTCACGGCGTACATAGTCACGTGATACAAGTTTATCTGAACGCATCTGTAGTAATGCAATGATTGCACGGTTAGGATCCATACCAGACATAATTCCGTAACGGACGTCTACTCCGTATTCGCCCTTGATGTCACGAGATGGTGTGTACTTCATTGTGTATGGAGTACCGTCATCTGTTCCCTTAATTGTCTTGGTCATAGAACCAAAGACAACCTCGTCAATTTCAAAGCAGAGAGATACAAGTTCCATAAATAGACGTGCAAATTGTGCTTGAGCTGATTTAATCTGTGTATCGAAACCAGCCTGTAGTGCTTGGACTCCACGACCTGTAACAACAGATGCGCTAATATCTCCTGAACGAGATTCTGGGTAGCGAGCACCTAAGCGTAGTTCACGCTCTAATACACCTGACTCTGTAAAGACTCCAGGTGGTAGTTCTAGTGGAACACGACGAATGTTCTGTGGCTGAGATGAACGCATAATTGCATCAGGTCCCAAAGCAAGTTCTTGCACATCTTGTGGAATAGCAATAGGTGCTTGGATGGACTTCTCAGCGGCTTGAATCTGAAGTACTGCAAAGCGAGCACGAGCAAGTTGTACTGCTAGTACATCATCGAACTGACCACGTGCTTCGCCATCTAATGATGAACGAGTAACTACACGTGCT